GGGAGAGAGTAGGCACCGCTACCGTTAAAGCTCATTTGATGCTCCTATGAAAGCAAAAAGCCGCTTGCATTGCTGCACAGCGGCTCTAAAATTGGTTGATGGAAGACGTTTTACGCGCCTTGGCTACACCTTTGGGCGTTATCTTTTATTCTTGCTTGTTCGCTTACTTAGCGCAACGCGCTCGCGCCCGTGCTGCCAGAGGTGAGCGCAGCACCCGAGAGAAGTTTCGAGAGAAGCTCTATGTCTTGGGGGTTCATCTTGGTCGGAAGGTTTCCAGAAAGCGACTGAGTAGCACGCATCTGGTTACTGACGCCACTGCGAAGCGCATTAGCAAGACCGATTGAAGTAGGAACGCCCGGGATTTTTGAAGCAAGGCTTGTGATAGCACCCCAATTACCAGAGGTGTTTGGCATCCGACCCACAGGTACGCTTTCAATATAAGCACCAACCCGAGTCAGGCTCTGGATTTGAGCGACTTCTTCAGGCGAGAAGAACGCACCCAATTTGCCATCACCAATCTCACGCAAAGCCTTGGATAGTTGGGCCGGGTTGATTTTTGCGTCACCAGCCGGGTTTTCTCCAAAAGCCATGCGCTGCAAGTAAGCGCCAATCTGTGACCGAGCCTCGGAAAATGCGTCAGGGTTGTTGGACTTGAGGATTTCAGCCAATTTCCTGACCTGCTCTGTCTGAGCGTTCTTGCTGACAATGAACGACTGGACAAACGTATCAGGATTGACACGACCAGATGCAGACGCTTCCAGAGCTGGGACGGCATCTTGCAGCTTGAACCGGCTTGCAGCAGCAGCCCTAGCACCTGAGAAAACGTCATCTGCACCGCCCTCTTGGGTGACAGCACGTTTGACAGCATTACGCAACGCATCCAATGCTTTGTTGGTGCTTGGGTCATTGCTGACGTTGGCATTGATGACTTTTAGCAGGCGGTCTGCTTCTTCAACCGTAAACAGCTTGCGCTGCGTCATGTCGCCGCCAGGTGCAATGCCGTATTTTTTGAACTGGTTGATAACGCCAGACGGAACTTTGTCTCCAAAGTCATCCAATACGGTTGCAAAGTCTTGGGCGATGCCTTGCAGCGGAACCTCAACATCCTTGCCAGCGGCATTTCGTGCAGTTTTGTAGGCGTCAGAAACTGCTTTTGACAGTTTGTCGTCGTACTCACGCAAAGCACCAACCAACTTGCCGCCTGCTTCTTGGGTAGAAGATGCGCCAGCACCGTATGCGCCAAACTTTTGACGCAGCAACCGGCCCTGATCTGCCAATCTAGCCGAGATTTCGTCACCGATCCCGGGCAACTGAGATGCATTGCGCTCAAACGCCCATTGACCCGGCTCACGGGTTGCTTGTCCCGTCAGGAACGGGATGCCAGTACGCCTGAAGTCATTTGCTCGGGCAATAGATGCCGGGTCTTTACCAGCATTCGCGGCAGCGGCTAGCCTGACCTGCTCAAACAGACCTTGGCGCTCCTTTGCCGCCATTGCAGACCAGTCCATGCCCATATCACGGGCATATTCTTCAGTCGCACGCATGATGATGGTGTCATCTGGTTTACGCATACCAGACAACTTGGTTCCAACCCAATCGCCGATCTTCCCAAGCACAGGCGTAGCAACCGCACCAGTTGCAGCACCCAATGCAACTTGACCCGCCTTGGTTCCAACAAAGTCCGGGTTTTGTTGGGTGTCAACCGGAGTCAAAGCACCACCAGTTGCACCAAGCAAGCCGCCTTGGAAGATACGCATTCCAGTGGATGCAGCGGCTGGGAATTTGGTTGCAATAGCTGCGTTGGATGGGCTGACAATATTCCCAAGCAAACGGCCACCATCAAAACCTGGGCCTTCCTTGCTGGTTGCAGTAGCACGCCGAGCTTTTTCGTATTCAGCTTCGTTTTCGCTGATGCCTTGATCAACTCGCTTGGCTTCTGATCCAAAAAACTCGGAGACAGGATTAGGCGCAAGGCCACCAACAGAAGTCACAAACTCCAAGCCGCGAGGCAGCAATTGAGCGCCAGCGTCGATTGGGTCGCGCAGACCTTGAACAACGCGCATTGGCAAAGAAGATTGAATCTTCTGCCGTGTCGTTGGCTGCTCTTGCGGAGCTTCAGTACCAGAACGCAACGAACGATAAGCCTCTGCAACCGTCTCAAAGTCAGGCGTGCCGCGCTTGTCTTCGTTAGCAATCAGCCACTGAGCGTATTGCTCAACTTTGTCGCTCATTGTTTCTGGCCTCCAACGATTGCATCAGCACGGTTGAGAAGATTGCCTTTTGCATTTGTTGCAGGCATTGGGATATTGACAACAGGGTTCTTGACGTAGAAATCAGCCACTGCATCAAAGAAGTTGTCATCAATCACGCCACCGTTTTTCTTGGCGTATTCACGCTGGAACTTGGCAAGCTCCAAATCACGCTGAAGCGCAGCTCGCATGGTGACCATGATTTGCTTGCGTCCCTCTGCGGTCTTGGACAAACTTGGGACTTGCTTCAAGAAGTTCTCAAAGTCCTTGTCAGTCATTGGGCCGGTTCCAGGCTGACGCAGGCTTCCTGCCATTTCACGCGACAAAGCCTCGGCTGCTTGTTTTGCGCCTAGCTTCGGATCAATTTTGATGCCAAGTGAATTTGCCAAAGAGGCAATATCTGCCAATGCTGGCGCAGCGGCACCGCCATCAACACCAGCAAGCAACTGTTCCATGCGATCCAACTGAGCCAATTTCTTTGGAACTTCGTAACCAGCTCGGGTAATGTCGCCGCGAATGTCGCCAAGCACTTTTCCGTAGCCTTTGGACTGCTCGTTTTCTTGGGTGTTGAAGTTCCTTGCATCAATCTTGGCTGCGCCTGCTGCACTAATCTTCGTTTTTGCATCCACAAGGGGTTGATTGACTACTACGCCACCTTTTCCGTCTGGGATCACAATGTCCTTGTACGGATTGGCTTGCGGCGGTATGGCTGGGCCTGCCGGTTGAGCCGTATACGGGTTCACCGGAGCGCCGTTAACAAACTCATTCTTGACAGGAGCCAAGCCACCCGTGCGGAATGTTGACTCTGGGTTAGAAGAATTGATGTCAACCCAGCCAACGCGTTTTGTGCCGTCAGCGTTAGGCAGTTCAACCTTTTCCCATTTAGCGGTTTTCGGCATGATTGAGCCGAGCAAAGCGCCGCCAGCTTGGTTCAGCATCGGATTGCGAGAGGTTTGGGCAATACGCAAAGCCTCAACCATGTCTGGGCCAGCAGCAGGCTTGACGGCGGCAGGCATGGCGTTGCCTTCGTCGTCATTAGGCGTCAGAGGCTGGAAGGTCTGTGCAGGAGTACCGCGCATAGCGTCAATGAACTTGCCAACGTCTGCCACGCCTTCCTCACGGCGGCGCTCACCCAAGGCTTGGAAATCCTGCATGGCCTTGCGCTCTTGTCCTGCACCAATCAATGCATTGGCAAGGCTTGAGGCGTGCTGAGTCCAAGAAGGCGCAACGTAGCGGTTTCCGACCATTTCACCTTTTGGCGGTGCGCTTTGTTGTTGTAGCGCCTGAGCAAATGCCATGCGGCGGCGAATCTGCTCTGCATCGGCGTCAAATGCGCCAGGTGCCATGAATGCGTCTTGTGCCATCAGATTGCTCCGTAATCAACCATCAGATAACCGCTGTCATGCATCTTGACTGCTTCAGGCTTGGTCATCGCAACCTCTTGAGCAATCACGCCAACTTCATGCTTGCCAAACTTGCTGTACGAATAAGTGTTGTGGCCTTTGTAGGTTCCAACTTTGACAATGTTGGACTTCAGACGAGCATCAGAAAAACTCATCAGACCAGACCATCCACCATTCTTGATGGCAGCACCGCCGAGAGTCCCACCAAGACCCATCAAGCCGCCCATGAAGTCGCTGCTAGATTTGTTTGCAGCATTCACTCCTGCAAGGTCAGCGTTGTAGCCAGCCTGTGCAGCGCCTAGGTAATCAGGGCCAGCCGTAGTTGCTTGCTGCGGAACATTGTTGAATGTCGGGTTAGTCACCTGAGAACCAGTCCGCAAAGCGTTAAGCTCATTCAAAGGCATACTACGCAAGGCAGATGCAAGCTGGAAGGTTTGTGGAGCTGTGTTGATAGCGGCCACGTTAGCTTGCTGGTAGGCGTCATTACGTGCGTTGTTGAAGTCGCGCATGGCGTTGGTATACGCCTCAGTCCCAGGTGCAATGCCTTGGTTTGCCAACTGGTTCTCAATCGAGGATTGACGCTTTTCCCACTGCGGGTCAAGGCGTGACGTATACGCCTTGTAAGCATCGTCCTGCACATCCTGAACGCTGGAGTAATCAAACGGCGAGGCCATCGTATCGGCAACGCGCCCGGTTGCCGTGTCCTGAAGGCCAGCCAAGCCAATAGAGGTCTTGTTGTACTGGTCAAGCAGTTGCTTGCCGGTATCGTTCAGGCTAACCGTCTGGCTCCAAGTCTCGTCGGGGTTTTGCTTGTACGTCAAATCACCGTAAGGCGTGTACTGGTTGACCCGGTTGGCTTTGGTGGCGAACTTGGCCGCTTCCAGATTGCCAGCAGCGGTGGCCTGTGCAGCGCCTGCATAGTCTGGTGCTGGGGGTGCAGATTGAGATTTCATATCCGTCCTACTTCATTGAAATGATTTTGTGTACCTGTCTGATAGGTACTTACACTTTTCAGGCCACATTACAAAAACAAGCAGGTCGCCTTTTGGCGTTCCTCTTGTCAACTTCCCCTCGTATTCAAAACCCATGCTTTGAACCAATGACAAGCATTTTTTGTTTGTTGAGCAAACGCCAGCGGTTGTTCTTTTGGCTTTCAGCTTGACAAATGGGTAATGAAAAATCATCCCAAGGAACCAAGGTGTTGCCCAATTACCTTCGGCAGCAATGTGCTGCATGATGTTTGCGCCGTTCCAGTTGTCGTACAGAACGCCAGCAAGCAAATTCCCATTGGCATCTAGACGACCAATTGCTGTTGCGCTATCACGAGCCCATTGATGGCCAACCTTTGAACACACCCAAGGGCCGACAACATCAGCGTCAAAAGTGAATTTCACAGGATTGCGCCCGATTCAAAGACAACATCCGTGGACACCCAGCGAATGTCAATGTTTGACGATGCAACCTTGATTTGAGGCGCTGCGTAGTAACCAACGCCAGACACGCCCTGCCAGTTCTGCAAGACAGACAGGCCACCAGCCCAAACATCCGAGTCCCAAACCGCCGTATCCCAGACGCTTGCGGTAGACGGGGTAAACGACAGCGGCGCAGTAATCACATCTGTTGCAAAGTCAATGTTCATTGATCCGGTCACAGCAGGCGTGCCAGTTGACCGGAAAATTGGCCGAATCATGGTGAACCGCTTTAAGTTCCCCGGTGATCCATAGGAGCCAAAAGCAGCCAACCCATAGGCCGTGATGTTGTTGCCGTTGTCAGAGTTGCCATCCCATGCCTTGCAGACAACACCATTGCCACCAAAGTACGGAACATCATTGAACAGGCAGAAGGTATTGGCCGAATAGCCTTGATACCGCCCCCAATTCTTGGTGATGGTGTTCATGGCGTACTGCTCTTGTGAGCCAACCGACACAGGAACATTCAGCCAAAGTTGGTTTTGGCCTGGGTAGTAGAAAACCTCCCATCCAAAAGTGCTGCCATAGTTGGTCACAGACTCAGACACCGCCCACTGAATCTTGTCAGTCAGGGCAACCCGAGGATTTACCCGCGACGATTGCAGTGCAGCAGACAGGGGCAGAACGCCGTCTTGGCAGACCAACAGAAGGTCGCCACCTAGCTTGGACAGGCATCGAGCGCCAACGGGTGAGCCAACCTGCCAAACGCCCTTGAGCGCCCATTTGGTGGCGTCAGACGGGTCTGTGCCTTGGTAGACGATGATTTCGCCATTGGAGGTGACTGCAACATAGTAGTCATCCACTCCCGTACCGGCATCAATCGTCCAAGTCGCATGGGCAACGATATAGCCGCCCTTTTGGGCCACGGCAGACATATCAACGGGGTTTGCAGCACCACCAACCGCAGAGGTCGGCAAATACCAAGTCTTCAGGGTATTACGCTGGATGAAGAACACCCGAGTCTTGAAAACGATTGGGCTATTCAGCTCAGTGGTCGTAACGCCAGTGATGGCCGGTGTAGATACGCCAGTGATGGCCGTCCAAGTGGTGCCGTTGTAAAGGTAAGGCGTATTCGCGCCATTAGCCATATACAGGAAGTTTCCACCAGAGGTCGCCACATTGACAGACTGCCAGCGGTCATTGGAAAGACCGGACACGACAGACGCGCCAACAGCACCTGCGCTAGATACGTCATACACAGCACCACCAGAGATAGCAAACATCTTTGAGGTGTTGCTTCCAGAGTAGTTCATCAGGGTTTCAACCTGGCCTGGCAAGCCTGTTGCAAACTCTGTGTAACCGTAGCGCATCACGCATTCGGTGGTCGCAGGAAAGAAGTTGACCAAGGACACTGCATCGCCTTGGGGCATCTGAGCCAGCGAATCACGCGCATTCCAGCCGCCAACAGGAGCAGGCATGGACACGCTTGATGCGACTGCTGCGCGGCGTCCTTTGGTTCGTGCGGCTTGACGGAGCATCACAGATTCCAGCTACCAGCAGGGATTACCACCCCAGGGTAAATATCGTATTTGCTGTTAGTCATGCTCAGCCAGTCCTTGCCGCCATCGCGTCCCATAGCGTCTTGGACACGGCGCTCATAGACGTTGAAATCCTCGGCATACTCAAAGCCTTTGAGCTTCTTCCAGCGCCAGATGGTGCCAAGCACGATCAGTTGGTAGTCAAGTCGCGGAATGTCGGCATCGTTGTTCCAAGCGTCATACGAGGTTGCGCCCGTGGAGTCGGTACACCAGTTGGCAGAGACATACTCAAAGTAGCAGTCCTGACCGGCAACCGGGACGGGGAACATATAGAGGTGGCCGTTCTTGATGCGGTGGCTAGACCACGGGCCATTGATGGCGAACGCTTTTTGCTGTTGCCAGGATTGAGGCGTGCGAGGGCCGAACACAGGCCGACGCAGCGTGCGATTCCAGATCGTGTCGTTGATGATGTACTTCAGACCGGGCGCAATGGTGTCAATCGCGCCCTGGTCTTCAGTTGCAACGGTGGTGTAAGTGGCTTCGGTCTGGAGGGCCGTCCACTCATAACGTGCGGCAAGTTCCTGCCCTTCCTCGTTGCACAGCGCAACAATGTTGGAAATCTGGGTGTCAGAGCTTCCAACAGCAGACGTTGGGGACAAAAGCCCCAGACGGCCACAGATTGTCTGGACAATGGAAAGGCAGTTTGCCATACGTTATTCCTCGGTTACTGTTTCCAGCTTTGGTTTGCGACCACGGCGCGGAGCCTCGGTGCTTTCCAGTTGCTCAAGACGCGCTGACAGTTCAGCCAACTTGCGCTTGAGTTCGTTGTTCTCTTGCATGACCTGACCGGCAACGTCACTGCCCTTGAGCCATTCACGGGCTTTTTCCCGCAGCTCACGGCCACCCATGCCATACCGACCCAAGGCGTCCTCGGTCATGGCGGCAACGTCTTCAATGGTCAGGATTCGCAGGGCAATGAAGTTCTCAGCCTGCGAGGGCGACAGGACAGGCCACTCTTTGACGGAAGTACCGTTAGGCGGCAGCTCTTGCCCTTCTTTCCATGCCTTGTATTTGTCGTGAAATGCACGAACCCACTCATCCGGGTAAGCATCGGGAGATGCGTCCAGATTCTTTTGCTTGATCATTGCCAGCCAATCCTCTGCAACGCGTTCCACTTGGTCGCGTGATCCGGGCTGCATGATGAAAGCGAAGTCAACGTCTTTGGTGACGCGCCGCCCAAGTTCCTGTGTACGAACTGGGTCAGGCATGGCAATACGTTTGAACTCCACAAAGGGAGGGCGAGCTTGTGCAATCTGCATGGTTTCTCCTGTTAAGGCGATTTGCTTTGTTATGGACGCTCGGGTGAACGCCCATAAAAAAGCCCCTCCGAAGAGGGGCAGTCCTGCAATCAGGGATTACAGAGTGCGACCAACCTTGGGCCAGTTCATCCAGCCAGCAGTTGCCGCTGCACCACCGCCACCAGTAGCGGTATCCAGAACAATGCCGTCGATGATTTCCGAGCCTGCGGTAGCGTCATCATCCAACTGACCAGCCGTGGCGGTCGTGTTGATTTGCGTATAGGCAGCGCACGAAGCAGAGGTTTGAACAGTGCCAGCGCCGAACACTTGCAGCCAGCCAAAGCCAGATGCAGCGATAGCAGCGCGAGCAACGCCAGCCAGCTTGCCAGCACCAGTGCCAGGGGCAGAGGTGGTGGTCGAGGCCATCACGGCGTCAAACGAGGAACCATCCACCAGGGCGACGTAACCGTCACCAGTGATGCCAGAACCCGAGTCCTTCACATAGATGTAGCCCTTCGGGCCAGCCGAGGTCATGTTCCAACCAACGGTGCCCAGAGTGAAAGCTGGGCCTTGGGCGCTCGTACGAACGTCCGTGGGATCAATGCCAGAGATATACATGGTCAGTTCCTTTCTTTAAGCCTTGCCGACGCCTTGACGGGCACGGTTAGAGCAGACCAAGTTGCCCTGGAACAGCACCGGAATCACGATGGCGTCTTGGTTGACGCTACGCAGCTCGGGCATGATTTCCATGTTGGCGTCTTGATGCACCACCAGCTCCAAGAAGTCGGTGTTGATAAAGTACATATGCGAGGCAGGGATGCCAGAGGCCGTTGAGTCATAGAAGACGTCAGCGGTCTTGTACTTCAGGCTTACCATGCCGCCCTTGCCTTCGTCGGAAGGTGCATAACGCTTCAGGCTGGACTGGCTAGCCTCATAGGCGCTGAAATACACGCTATCCATGACGATCAGGTCAGGGGTATCGTTGCCACGGGTACAGGCCAGCCACAGGGGCAGCATCATCCCGGCTTCGATGGTGGCGGCGCTCACGGTCACAGAGTTGTCCGAGGCGTCACGCACCTGGTTTTGCCAGAAGGTGAAGGTGCTGGAGTTGATACCACCAACAGTGCCAGTGCCTGCATCAGCAATCAGGGCTTGCAGACCGTTCATCTGGTTGGCAGAGGTGCCATCAGAGTACAGGTCGGTAGACAGGCCGTTTGCCATCGAACGCTGGGCGTTCTTGATCTTCGCTTTCACGAAGTTGATGATGCGGTTAGCGCCGCTGTTGGTACGAATTTCCAGACCGGAAGCAGCCACGTTCACGGCCACTTGACGCCACGGGAACTCAGCAGCCGAGATAACGTCCGAGGCAGCGACGTTCAGAACGTCAAAGCCGCTGTAACGCTGGTAGGTGCTGTTAGAAGCGTAGTCCAGAGGGGTGACGATGGACAAGCCGCCGTCTTCGGTGCGGATACGCCCCTTTTCCGTCATGCGGCGGAACAGTGCGTTGTGGTTCGAAACATTATCTGCAACTTCCTTGCGGTGGTTGCGATAGGTGGTGCTTACCAGTTCAGTGAACGTGGTAAACAGAGAGCTTTGGCCGGGAGATGCCATTTTCTACTCCTTGAGAATTGAGAATTACGAGAACAGGCCAAGTCGTGCGGCTGTTTCTCTGATGGTGTCGTCCATAGTCCCGATGGGCTTTGCTGCAGGAAGCGTTCCCTTGCGAGAGACGTTCACTGCTGCTGCTGCTCGGGCTTCCTTGGCTTTCTGACTGGCAACTGCATTCCGCTGTGCTTGCTCCTTCGCTTGCTGTTCTGCAAGCACTCGGGCGCGAACCGCTGGGTTTGCGTAAATAGCCATGTCATAGGCCGTCTTGAGGTCTGGGGCGAGTCCAGCCTGTAAAAGGCCAGCCATCTCATTCCTTACTTCCTCAAAGTGCGTGTGAGCCGGGTCAGATGCGAACTTGGTGATTTCGCTGTTAAGCGATTCCCGTTCCTGCCACTCACGCGCTTGGTTCTGCTGTGCAATCCATTGCTGCATCTGCGTCAGTTGAGAACGCAACTCATGCACCTCTGGATTCGGCTGCGGCATTTGTGCTGCAACCTCTTGCGCTTGGCCCAAGTCAATCCCGTAGTCACGGGCGATCTGGGTCAGCATCTGCACCTTTTGCTCTGGCGTACCGTTTCTCAGTGCAACTTCTGCACCGAACAAACGCTGAACAGCAACGTCTGCGCCCACCCCGTACTGCTGGAGAATCCCGGCATATGGGGCAATGGCACGTTCCATTGCTTCGCCAAACTGAGCCTTGCCTCGGAACTGTTCAAACCCTCGATGCATTTCCTCCGAGCGTCGGATGAATGCTTGCTGCACCGCAGGGTCTGCCTTGGCAAAGGCTTCTGCTTCTTCTTTCCGCAGCCCTAGCTTTTGCAGCTCAGGCGGTACGGTCACTGGTTGTTCTTCTTGGACAACCTCTTCAGGCTGGACTTCCTCAGGTTGAGGCTCATCCTTCTTGGCAAACCGTCCTTTTTCGTCTCGGACTCGTTGCTCCGCTTCTTCAGCGGTTTCGGTTGGTTCGTCTACCGCCTCCGGTTCATTCCCTCGAGACTCAATGTCTTGCAGAGTCTGACGGATGGTGTCGTCCATGCTTTGCGGCTCAGCCGCTTGCGCTTCCACTTCCTCTGTTGAGAGGTCGAGTTCTTCGCTCATCACTTTTCCTAGGTCGGAACCCCCTCTCAAGCCACCAGAGAGGGCTAGGCGTGTCTCACGACAGAGGCCAAATGGCTAGGTGGTTAGCCAGCAGATTCAAGTGCCTTGCGCTTTTCTTCGGGTAGCGAGTGCCAAGCCGCTACCGCTGCGCTTTCCAGTGCCGCTTCCTCGCGCTTTTCTTCCTCGCGCTTGCGACTCTGGGCCACTTTGGTTTCCTGTTCCATGCCCTCCCAAGGGCGAGCATTGTTCCGAGCCAGGTCATCACGGCGCTGGGACGGGGTATCAATCCACTTCCCAGACACCGGAGACTGATAGGCTGGCATGACGTAGACAGCGGCTGAACGCTTGGGGTAAGCGTGCATCAGCAGCTTGTCAGTCCAGCCCTGCTCGGGGTCTTCGTAATACTTGGCGTTGACTTCAATCCACTCGGCTTTGTCTTGTGCTGTAAAGCCAAGTTTTGCCATCAGTTCTTGCGAGTTCATTTGCGGTTCACAAAATCAACGATTGCATTAAGGCGGGATTGCAGGCCGTCAATCTTTGCGTTGGCCTGCTGAATCAAGGACTCCAAGCCTTCGTTCTGGTCTTCTGCTTTGTCCAGAATGCTTTGCATTTCATTAACCTTGCCTTGCAGCTTGTCGGCCTTCTTTTCAAGGCTGGCAATCTCGTCTTGCAGCTTAGCCTGGTAGCCGTTGCTGCCTTTGGTCTTTGCAACCAGAGACTCAATTTCCTCTTTCTGCTCGGCCACTTGCTCACGCAGACCACGCATCTCGCCTTGGTATTTGTGAGCGACCTTCAGGGCATCATCTCGGTCTTGCTTTGCGTTTGCGGCATCTTGCTTGTGCTCTTGAAGCTCTTTTTGCAGGCTCTCAATGAACTCAATAACGTGGATGCCGTTCTTTTCAGTCAGCCACCGGATAACGCTTTGGCTCATTCAGTCACCTCAGTATCTTGGGCATTTGCGGCCTGTACGGCGGCGCTGATTTGGGCCTGTTGCAAGGTAGCGTTAGCCGACAACTGAGCAACTTCAACGCGAGTCTGTGCTTCCAACTCAGCCTTGTATTTCTCAAAGCTCAGGCGCAATTCCTCGCGCTGGCTTTCAGCGGCTTGGCGAACCTGCTCCATTTGCGCGGCGTGCTGGAACTCCATCTGCTTGCGCTGCATCTCGCCTTGCTGGCGCATCTGCTCAATTTCAGGTGCGTTGTCAGGCTTTTCTTGCGCTTGAGCTTGCGGTTTCGGCTCCTGAATCTTGTCCAGTGCGTCCTCAACAGCGTTGCCCATCTTGGCGCGTCGGGTGACGGTCAGAATCAGCTCTTTGACTGCCTCAATCGGCATGGCACCCATCTGCACGGCAGGGCCAAAGCCTTGCACCAACTGCGTCACAGCGGTCAGAACTTCACGCAGACCCTGCATATCGGACTCAACCGATGCGGCCACGGTGGAATCCGTCTCCACATCCACCTTGAAGGTGCGGAGCTTGTCGTCACGGATGACGGCCATGACCTCACCCCAAGACGGCGGCATATTCGGCTCGGGCGGCGGTTGCTGGCCTGCCATCTGAGCCTGCTGTGCAGCCATCAGCCATTGCTGGCCTGCGGCTTGCTTTTCCTCATCCGTGGGGAACTTCAGGCCGGTCATCGTTGCCAGCGTCTCAGGCTGGAAACGCTCACCAATGATCTCGGCTTGGATGCGGATCAGGTCACGAATGAACCGAGCCACATCGGACTGCATACGCTTGACGCGCATGGAACCCCAATTGGCTTTGATTTGCTGGGCAGTAGCCGTCTCGCTTGCCACGCTGGAGCCGCGCAGAATGTCCGAAATGCCCGTAATTTCGTAGATGATCTGCTTGGATGCCTCACGCTGGAGCTGGAGAACCTGCAACACCCGAGCGCATTGCTCAATGGGCATGAACCAGATGGCTTTTTCCAGACCACCACGCTCCAAAAGTGCAGTGACGTTGGCAGCGGGAATCAGGTCGTTGTCCTCACCGCGCATCAGCTCGGCCAACTCACCCAAGGTGCTGTCATAGATGCCGCGATACTTCAGACCCTTGACCAGCAGATTGATGCGGCGGGTCACAGAGTCCAATTCGTCGGCCTGCTCTTTGTACAGCTCATACAGCGGCGTCGGAATCAGGCTTGCAGAGTCCTCAACGGCGTACAGAGGGCGCGGGATGGGCCAGAAGCCACTCAGCTTCAGCGGGTCATCCAATGTCTTGAGCGGCTTGTCCTTGTAGGACTTGCACACAAAGATGACCTGGCGCTTGGACTTGTCCCAGATTTCCCAGACCTCAGCGGTCTTGAAGGCGTCTTTAACATCCTCGTTCTGCTCGGCCTTAACGTCATCGTCATCCGTGTTGTCCAGCGGAACAACCTCGCCAATCTCGCCGAACTGTTCTTCCAGTTCTTCGCGGGTCAGGCGATGACGGAAGGCAATCCAGCAGACTTCAGACCACTCTTTGCCAGCAGAAATGCGGAAATCGTCCCATTGAACGTGCTCAATCGGGCACTGCTCCCATTCCAGTTCCTCGGTGTTGCCTTCCAGTGCCTCGCCGCCTTCGTCGTGCTGCTCTAGTTCTTCGTCGTGCGTTTCAGCAGTGACGCCAACTTGTCGCAGGCTTGGGACATAACGTACCCGAGCAACACCACGACCAGGCAGGAGTAAATCCAGCACAGTCTCTTTAATCTGGGCGTCAAAGTCAGTAGTGTCCAGACCATACTCAATTGCCCTTGCAAGAACATCAGACGCAGCTTTGCCCAGCGGGTCGCTGTCCTTGAAGCGGCGGCGCACATCAGGCGAAGGCAAGCTGTTGTAGACAGCAGGACGCAGCGTCTCGGTATTGCTCCAAAGGATGTTGAAGCTATGGCGCTTGGCGTCTTTCTGGCGATACCGCTTCCAGACAGCTTCAGACTTCTTGCGCCAATCAGCCTCGCGCTTGTCGGCCAGCTTGAGTTCCAGCAACCAACGACGAACGACGCCCGGCTCATTCACCTCAATGTCATCAGGCGTCTCAGCAGAAGCGTTCTCGTAGTCCATTCTTTTCCCTTACGCCCAAACGCGCACAGGTTGCGTCGGGTTGATTGAATAAGGCATCAATGCCTCTGGAGCCTCGCCACGGGTGTTGACGTGAAAGCCGTCGATGGGAGCCATCTCAGGCGTCTCAGCGTCCAGCATGACCCCCGTGGGCTTGTAGATCGTGCCGATGACGTCGATGGACATCTGGTACAGCGGCTGGCCGTCCTCGTTGAACAGCGCAGCCATTGCCTCGGCTTCGTCGGTGAATTTCAGGTAGAGGTCGATCATGATGTGATTGCCTGAAGTTCAGAGTTGGACAAGCGGCGCGGGTAATAGGCGATGCGGCGGATGTAGCCGTTTAAGTAAACGCCGGGTGCCGACAAACCAATTTGCATCTTGTTGACGCCACTAGGCACAGAACCAGATGTCCATGTAATTGCGGATGTTGCGTTTGTGGACGCTGCAAAATCATTTTGCTTGTAGCCGACAGCTATCTTTGCTGCTGCATTTGCGGCTATCACAACTCCATTATTTGCATCCAGAACATTAACGGAAGCAGTTGTTACCTGCGCTCCTGAAATACCTGACACACGATAAAAAACTTGGATGGCATTTGCGGCAGTGTTATCTAGGATGCTGGTGATCCCAGTAAGAGCCGTTGCGGCTTGGCGGGTAATCAAAGACTCAGCAAACAACGTCCCCTCAGTGGCGTTGTACCAACTAGAGAAGTTCGTCCCCAGCATCTGTGCCACATCGGCTGCTCGGGTGGCTGCTGCCGTGGTCGTGGGGATGTAGCTGGTAGCGAAGGCACCGGCTTCTATTTGCGCCCCCCACATATACAAACCAGACGTACCGTCACCCGTATAAATATCGGTTCCGCCATTTGCCAAGAACCAACGGCTTACATGAGTTCCTGTTGCTATGCAGTTGGCAGAAGCCCAGCATCGGTAAACGTTAGTTCCTACTTTTTCAATTCCATATGCTGCTGGAGCATTCAAATAAACCGCAGCAGTCCCGTTACCAGTCAAAGTGAATATTGCTGCCTCGTCTGCAAAACAGCCGCCATCACTGTTGAACCTGATAATAAACTGAGTACGCTCACCAGCTCTCAGATAAACGCTCTTGGTGTAACGCTGACCCGTTGTTACGGCTACGTCCTGACGAATAAAGTGTGAGTTGGAAGCGGTGGAATCTTCTACAATTTTGTAAAAGGTGTTAGTCCCATCTGGAGCTTGTACCGCAGTTCCTGGGACAGAAGACCGCACCTTTACCCAAGCTGCATTTGTCGTGTCTGCGCTATACAGATTCAGGTTCGTCCGCTGCTCCTCAATCAGCAAGCCGCGAGGTGCCAGAGTGGAAGGGTTGTAGTCAAACCGAGGCGTGTTTGTCGTGGCCTGGGTCAAAACGCCTGCGCTGTTGAACCGCCAAGCATTGGAGCTACGGGTAAACGTGACCCGAGAATCAAGCCGGTCGGTGCCATCAACGAAGTTCAAGCCCATGCTCGGCAGAACCGTTGGGTTTTGCAGCAGGTAGTTCAGCGCACCAGACGCAGTTCCAATGGTCGGCGAGTGCTTCTGAGCAACAGAAATCAGACGACCAGATACAGCACCATCATCCACGCCGTACAGATTGCACAGGGCGTACAAATCCCCTTCATAGGAGTTGGCGCAGTTCAAGGCATTTCTGATTGCCTCCTGCAAATCTCCCTGAAGTGAGTTGTTAATCATTCGTACTCTCTCTTACGTCTTGCGTTTGCTTTGATTAGTTCGTTGATGGTTTGCTGTGTCGCCCACTTAGGCGGCTCTGGAGCCTTTGGCTTCATCTCTTCACGCCACACAAGGCAGGCATAGCGGAATGCGTCTGCGTAGTGGCTTGTCCAGTCGTGCCTAGGCTTGTCTCGGAAAGCTCGCTTGTCTTCGTCGTACTCACGCTGGTATTGCTTCAGGGCTTCTATGCCGTCCCTGCACTTCTCATCGAAATAGCACTCAGCCAAGCTCAACCTGGCCGCTTGGATGCCGTCAATAAGGCCAAGCTCAGGAACAATCCGAGGCTTCCAATCCAATCCTCTGAACTGCTCCTCAATCGAGCGACCCGTCTGCAAGCTCTTGGCCCGTGCGTCATGCGGCAACCAGAGCCACTCGCCATAGCTATATGGCTTGCTCTTGAGGACTTCGTGATAGTGCGAAATCGGTTGGCCGTGGGTTGAGTAGCAGTCAATCAGACGCAGCTCTTTGCCAACCTGAAACCACCAAATAGCCGTGTCATCAGACCATCCAAGGTCAAGGACTGCGTGAACCTTCAGTGCCGGGTCATACAAACTAGCCTTGACACGCCCTTGTTGCTCAAGCGTCCACAGCTCTTTGCCGTAGATTGCGCCTGGTATGGCTGCGTCAAAGTCGCATTCCATCTCTTGCCGCCAAGCGTCTTCTGTCAGCTCATGCTTCAGAGCCTCTAGTTCGCTTTCAGGCAGCAGGCCAGACTCAGATGCCTTGATGGTCAGGCACAGCCAGTCTTTACTAACCTCTGCGTGCTGGTAGATTTCCCAGAACTGGTTACGTCCCTTTGGCGTTCCAATGATGACTGCCCAACCACCTCGATCAGCCAAGGCAGGGCGAATCACATAACCCCAGACGCTAGGCTTCCAATCTCCGTACTCATCAGCAACCAGGCCATCAAAGAACTGGCCGCGCAGTGCATCTGCGTTGTCTGCGCCGAAAAGCCTGATTCGGCATCCATTCGGGAAGTCCACCCGCAGCTCAGACTCATTGACGCTGATGCCGGGTATGACTGAGGTAAACCGCTTGAGGTAGTCCCAAGCAACCGCTTTAGCCTGCGAGTAGAACGGCGCTACATACGCAAACCGTCCGTCATTGCGGTCAAACGTCAGCGCAGCCTTGATTAGCTCGTTGACACAGGCAACCGTCTTTCCTGCTCGGCGGTGAGCCACCACCACAGCCCAACGCTGCTTGCGCTTGTGAAGCGGCTGGAATGCTGGCCTTGGCTTGTAAGGGATCGTGATGACCTTCATTCAAGCCACTTAAAGGCGTGAACAATGTCTCCACCGTCTGCCCCAACGTGCTCTTGCCGAGCCAGCTTGGGGATGTGGTATTCAATCGCTTTCAGGTACAGGTCAGCGGCTTTTCCAGGGTCTGGCTTCACATCGCCAAAACCCTCTGCAACGCGCTCAATCCATTCTTGGAGCTTAGGTGCGCCCTGCTCTGCGAAAACGGCTATAGCGGCCCTTACGTCTGCCGTAGCCCTATTTGGTGAACCCTTTGGCCTTCCAACAGTTTTTTTGCTTTGTTTATTAGCTGCCATCACTTCCCGATGCTGTTGAGCATCGCCTCGTTTGGCGCAGCTAGTAGCTGCTAACTTATGCGGTGAGATTCGTCCGAATCGCGGCGGCCGCTTGAGCTGCGGTCAGCGATTGGGCCACTTGGGTCATGCCAGCTTTACGGCTGGTGTTGATGTTGTCGTTCTGGACGTAAACATCAGTAACGCTGCCGGTGGTGTTGAACCGCACTACTTTGCAGTTCAGGCCATCGGTATCAAGTTGTGCTTGCAGTTGGGCTTCGGTGAACGCCATAGCAAACTCCTAAAAAAGAAAAGCCGCACTAGGCGGCAAAGGTAGGCAACTGCAATTGCTACCGTGGGGGGATAAGTCCGGGATGCCATCCCCGGTTAGGCGTCAACCTGAAATAACACCCCTGCTAACTCAAGTTGATACTGATAGATTTTCTCTATCGATATGGATTCAGAGACACCCCGTCAGACTTTGACCTACCTTACGGACTGAGATCAAAGTGACGGGTTAACGCTCACAGCAGATGCTGCGGTGTCCTGCTCAATGCTTTATTTATCCAGCACCCATTACGTGGGCCAGTCGCCTACCCCTTGCAGGGCGTCATTTGTCTGTTCGCTGGTTTATCACTTGCCTTTGAGTTAGCTCGTGCCGCCGGGGTGTCAGTAGCGGATTCGGTTTTCTTCCAGCCAGCCCCGAACTTGGGCCGCATAGTCTTGAAGGTGCGGAGTACCTGAATAGGTGCTGGGCAGCAGAACGCTTGTTTGCAAAGTTACGTCTAGCGATCGAACGACTGCGCCCAGCGAAAACAAAAAAGCCAGCACTTGGCTGGCCTTGGTCAATCCTTCGGAGCGAGCTTTCCTCTCCGCATGGATTGAACTCATATGTGTATGCACTGGAGTTGGGCACATATTAGGAAGCCGTTTCCAGATTGCAAGCACTTTTTATTGTGTATCACACCAACGTATTCTTGAGCATCGTCCGTGAGTCAATCACCAGCTTGCACAGCCCGTCTTTCGTCTCTCCAAAGACCTGACGCGCCTTCCTTTCCCCTGACCTAAAGACGTAGTACCAGCGCAGGACGGCTGCGTTCTTTGTTGGCAACTTGGCGATAGCCCTCTCAACGGTGACGGCATCCTTTGTGTCTACGGTTGGGCCAATCTCTGGAACGTGCCATTGCCGAGCATTGCTTCGTGCCATGCGGAACATTGGGCAAATTCCGGTGGAGTAGCCTGGACGAACCCAAAGGCTCCAGTTCTCCAGCCTGCGGTCAATCTCTTGCTGTGCTTGTGGGACAAAGAACACATCATTAATCATGCAAGCCCCCATACAGAATTTGGAACCTTTCTATTGACTGCTTCTTTAACAACATCGGCCACCACCTCGCCAAAGTTGCGGGTTGGCTTGTGTTCGTTGGCCTGATCTTGTAGTTGGAGCAAGCCTTGATTGGTGATTTCGTAGATGTACTGCTGACCGTTTGCCTTGGATGACTTGCCAATCCGTCTAAGGTGGCCTCGCACGTTGCACCTGGCGCAGTAAATCCGAACCGTGTTGAAGCACCAATCGTCGGATTCCATCTTTGCCAAGACCTCTCGGCTGGTCATTGGCCCGTGGTCGCGGAACATCTTTAGAAGCTGGCGCATTTTCTTGGCGATCCTTCTCATTTGATAACTAACTCCCCCTGCTCGATTAGTTGTGTCAATGTCTTGCTGATGGCCTCAAACTGGAAGTGGCGGCGGTCTACCTTGCTCATGGTCTTGCCTTGGTCTAGTTCGGAATGGCACCGAAAGCACAAGGCCATGATTGCGGCGTCACTGGCTTTGAGTCCCCTACCCTTCCCAAACTCAAGCAGGTTGGAGTGGGCGGCTTGGGTTGAGCCTTCTAGGCCACAGTTGACGCAAGCCATGTCGGCTACGGTGCGGCGCAGTTTTTCGCTTCGGAAGGTCATTGGGTCGCCTTCCCTTCTGCCCGGTTGGTGGCCTCTTCTGAGCGCCAGATTTCCACCCGAGCCTGTGCAGCAACCAGATGCCAGCGCAGTTCCTCTTCCACCTCTACGGCTTGCTTGATGCCTTCCAGAAGCGCGACATACTCTGGATGGGCGTATGCGTACTGCTCACGGGCATTGGCTGCGTCTGCCGTGCTTTCAGCCATGAGCAAGGCTTTCTTGCTTTTCCTGAACTCTTCTAGATAGACCCGCTGCGCCTTGGCCTTGGCAAACTTGGCACCGTTCTTGATGATGTAGTCAACGGCTTTATGAGGATTGGTTTCTTTCATGCCGCCTCCATCACCTTTAGCAACCGCAATGCAGCCTCTGGCCCGTCCACGACAGCCAGAGTCCCACCCATCCAGCCTTCCTTGAACTTGCGCTGGTTCTCGTTCAGTCCTTTTCTTCCGTAGCTGCTTTTTGGGTCTTTGACCTCAACAAGAGCCGTCTTACCGACATGGCCTACCAGCAAATCAACCGGCAGCTTCAGGATGTAGACAGATGCACCAGCCGCACGGAGCGCAGACACAACTGCGTCTTGGTTGGCGTCTACTCGGGCGGCGTACCTCATGCGACAAGCTCCATTTGTCGGCTTGCGCCCCATTGCGATGCCATAGCTTCAGCAATTCCTTTAAATGTTTTGCTGCGCTCTTTCCAGCGGTTAGGGCCTGGAGACATACGATGGATGCGAGGCTCTCTACCTTCAACAATGTTTGTTGGTCGCAAAGGAAGCAAACCCTTGAGCCAAAGGCAGGTTGCCTTAGTCTCACCATGACCGAATTGCCACGGCTGGATGATCTGGTCTGGGTTCCGGTAAAGGCTCGACATGATGCACACCGGGTTTTCTATTGCAGTCATTGGAATGTGAGCAGATTGGCGAACAATCTTCATGAAGAATGAGACTGCGGCCTGCTGCCTGCCATCCATACGTTTAGCTTCAAAGTGACGGCTACCGGAAACGCTCAGATGAGTGCATGGAGGATGGAAAATCGCCAAGTCCCACGGATAGTCGATCACATCAAACAGACTTCCTTGGTAATGCGGCCCAGGCACATCAGTTGGCAAAAGGTCGCAGCTCATGGCGTCATGCCCCCCGGCAATGAAGGCATCTCGGACAGTTCCTGATGATTCACAAGCAACTAGGACTTTCATAGGTCTTTGATGTAGTTCTGAGCCACTTCCAGATGCACACGCTCACCACTCATTGCAAAGTCCATCAGGCGCTTTGCGGCCATCATTGCGGACTGCTG